CTGTTATATAGAAATAAATGGTTGGATTATTTATCTTGATGATTCAACAGGAGAAATGATAATAGACAAATGGAAAAAATCTTAGAGTTCAAAAAGAAGCGTCCTAAAAGAGAAATCAAAGAGGATTCCTTTGTAGCAAGATTGCCTTATCCGATAAGCATTCATACATTAGTGGATTTGGCGGAAAGAATGGGCATTGAACACGAACATATCGTAATGCCTGCTCTTAAATTTATCGAACGGACAGTCGTTAAAGAAGAAAAGGAGAAACAGAAATGAACTATAAATTCGATCACATAGCAAAAAGACTATTAGAAGAGCATGGGTGGATCCGTGTTCCGTGGTTCATCCCTCAATCACAAGAGGTAAAGAAAGAAGATAAGCTTATTAGGTTAGAAAAAGCCATTAAAAGCAAATGAGATACGGTAGAAACGGAAGACTCTATCCTTTAGAGATGAATCAAAAGTCTTTGTTTTATTTACAGATGTTTCTACATCAATACAAAGATAACGGTCTTCGAGATACCGACGAGAAACGACGAGCCTACGATCATGCTATGAACCAGATACGCAAAGGAATAGCACAGGTCTATGCTCGTCAAAACATGAACGGTCTAAAGCCACCAAGAAAATATAACTTTAGGAGTAAAAACAATGGGAGTTAAAAATCCAATCTACGACTACAGTGATCAAAGGTTTTCTGTACGTCATAAAAAAGAAGAAGCAAAACGGAAAAGAGCAAGGGAGCTAGCACGAAAGATGTTGGGTAAGAATTACTTTACCAATATGCAAGAAGTCATGCTTGAATCCGCAATAGAACTCAATGAAAGGAAAGACAATGTATAAATATTTAGACATACCAGGTTGGTTTAACATGCATGATGCCATGATGAACTTGGTAAAATACTGCGAAGATGGTGATGATATCGTCGAAATAGGGTGTTTTGCAGGCAGATCCACGAGGTTTCTGTGTGATGCCCTAGAACTTAGCGGAAAACACGACGTAAAGGTCCATGTGATAGATACTTTCGAAGGTTCGGGTATGGAACATGCCAACGTCAATTTAAACCCCCTGTGGGACGATTTCTGCAGGAATTTACACGATCATATCGAAGCAGAAAGGTGCATAGTCAATGTTAACAAATCCGATAACGCCAATATTCTTAATTCTTTTGATGATAAATCTGTATTTGGAGTCATTGTAGACGGGGCACATACCTACGAAGCGGTGAAAGACGACATCATTAATTGGTGGCCCAAGGTAAAGGATGGTGGCATGATGGTCGGAGATGATGTATCTTTGGAGTCTGTAAAGCAAGCTGCTTTAGATGGATTTGCGCATCATGGACTTAAAACATATAACATTTGCAGAGGGGTTGAGGGATGGTTCTCTCAGATAAAAAACGACCGAAGCAACGAGATGACCGACAGCCTGAAACTCATCCCAGGCGTGAACTGTATGAGGTTAGATGGTTAGATGCCTACGAAATGGAATCAGGGTGGCATAGTTTAAAAGACGCAATAAAGACGACACCACCCGAGGTTCTATCAGTAGGATATGTCCTCAAAGAAACAAAAGAATATCTCTTGCTAGCTGCAGATATAGGGTCTAATAAAATGGATAACGACGTTGGTCGGGTGACCGTGATCCCTGGTCAGTGGATCGTTAGCAAAAAAGAAGTCAAGTAATTTATTTTAATTTTTCTGTAGAAATTTGTTGACGAACTTTGATATACTAGAGGTTCGCATGAAACAGTATAACCTAAACATTGAATCACTATTACCGACAGAGCTAAGAAATCTGTATATAGCATCATTACAAAATAAAATATCGAAGGGCGAGTGTCCTTGTGGCGAAGACTGTGCTTGCAAAAAAGAGAAAGATCAAGGCGTAAAAGTTAGTCTAGCTGCGGTCGAGTAGCTTTTGGCTCAATAATAAAAGCCTTCTCTAGCATAGAGTCTACCTGACTCAACATGTTATCCCACTCTTCAGCAAGATAGCCATTTACATTCCCGTCGTTGAAAGTCACTAAGACTTTGTCAACTGTATCTTTCAATACCGGATCGTACATTCGTTGTCGTTGGACAGCGAGGACGATTTTTGTTTTTATCTCGTTCAACATATCGTTGTCCTTGTAAAAGCGGGAGATCGAAACAGGGAAATACTCCCGCTCTTATATAAAATTATATAGATTTTTTGGATAAAATGATATTAAAAAGTCAAGCTTTAATTTATGGAAAGTTACCCCCTAAGTTGAGGACAATTTTCCATAAATCTAAAGATAAAAAGTTAAGTATTTTTTTCCGGTATTCTGATCGTTCTTCTGTTTACTTCTTTTGTGGCTATTTCAATAATGGTTTTTAGTTCTTCGATACTTAAGTCTTTCAGTGCTTCTTCCATGTTTTCTCCTCTATTTTTGGACCAAGGGAGTATATATCTTGCGGAGATATAATAGAACCAACCCCCTTGGCCGGTCTTGCGAGAGCAAGTCAGATCTCATCCATCTGATTTGGGAGGTAGACTTCAGAGATAATTACTGATTCTCGCTATCAGTAATCAAGAGAGAGCGAACCCTCTCTCTTCATTACTGAGCACTTCTCCTGTGTTCTTTCTTCCATTCTTTATCAACGAGTTGAGAAACAATACCTGAAATTTTTTTATCTTTCCCTGCTAGCGATTTCAACTTAGCATGTGTTTCTAATCTCACGATAATTGATTTGTATTTAGTTATGTCTGTCATTAGTATTCTCCTCGAGCATAGTCATCAATCAAACTTAAAAATTCTTCTGTTTGTTTTTTGAGAAGATCAAAGTCTATTTCTCTATGTTGTCTTCTAAGGAGTTGAAACCCCTTTAATTCTTCTACTTTGTCGATCGCTATGACCGCTTCTTCTACTTTAGAATACAATTCTTTTATATTGTTTTCATAATCTAAAGCGTATGCATTTGATTTACTCATTCTCTTTCCTTTCTATTCTATAAAGTATTTAGCTTTATCTCTGTTTCTATAGTTATGAACATGAAGAATACTTCTTAAATTGTCCATGGTTTGATATGCGTCTTTCCACTCGTAAGGAAATCTTTCAAAGTTTTCTATAAAGCGATACGTATCAAACTCTTTTACTTTTCTAAGTTTCATCAAGGCTCTGATAAAATACTGTCTGTTCCAAATCTTATGACTTATCCCAGAACTTTTTAACATTTTAATTAAGCCTTTGATCATTTCATATACCTCAAGAGGTAAAGTAAAATTACCTGATTTAAAATCATTAGTGGTGTATTTAACATCAGGCTTGCCTTTTGAAAATTCAGCGCAGGCATGTAAAACAAAAGAGTGAGATACTCCTAAATTAATAAGATCCATATATCTTTTGTAGTATTCATTATCTTCTGATACTGCGTAAGAGTTTCCAATATTAACAGAGGTCCAATTCTTTTGATCTTTGTTGATGGCTCTGATTAAATCAAGAATGTTTTGATCAGATGAGTGAATTTGATCAACCACATATTTAATAGGTAGTCCTAAATTAATGCAAGCTGTTAACCTATGGCCACCATCTATCACACCTTTGTCTTGAGTTACTAAGATAGGATTCTTCAAACCAAATTGTTTGATTTGTTTTTGAAGTCTTTTGACTCTATCTTCTTCAATCGGTCTGTTTCCATTGATTAATGAAAACATATTATAGTTTTGTGTTTCGTGTATTTGAGTTTTCATTTTTTGTCCTTTTGTCATTCTAAAGTTATATATAATAATATAGGATGTTTTCTATATTAGTCAAGTCTATTAACTGAAAATTGTAAAGCCTCTTCTAGAGCGCTTGTGGGTAAATCACAGTCAATATATCCTCTTATTATAGTTTCTAAATAGCTTTCAGAGGGAGGGTAAACTAATTGCTTATCTACCATACTATAAAACATTATTTTTTTAGGCATATTTTCGTCCTGTGTCGTATGATATTTTTTAGTGTACAGATTAGGGTATCCTTCATATCTATCTAGAGATCTTTCACATTCCTCTGTTATCTTAAACAAAGCTCCGACCACAGAACTATCTTCAGACTGTTGCACATCTGCAACACTTCTAAATACAAGTTTGTGATCAGGTAATTCGTGAGTCCCTATATACTTTGATTTAGGGCATCTATATTTCATATGCTCATGATTCATGTTAGAACCATAGGCAAAGTAATACGTCATTTCTTTTTTTTGCTTTCTATTAGCCATTCTTTCAGTGTTTCTCCTAATGATTGTGAGGCCAAGTCAATCTTATTTCGTAAGCTATTTACGATATTTTCATCAACTGTTTTCTCACATATTATATCAATGTAAGTCACATTGTTTTTTTGACCGATTCTATGTGCTCTATCTTCTGATTGTATTCTTTTCTCTAAGTCATAATTATTAGAGTAGTATACAACAGTGTGAGCCTGCGTTAACGTTAGTCCGTAGCCACCGGTCTGTTGATTTGCTACAAAAAAACGAACAGGACTTTCTGGGTCCTGAAATCTCTTAACAATTTCTTGTCTATCTTTGTCTTTGGTGTCTCCAAAATATGTCACGACACTATCTTCGCCAAACTTCTTTTGTAGGTTTTGTTCTATATCAAAAATAGAATAACGATAGTTTGCCCAAATAATAACTTTACCATCTACTTCTTCCAAAACATCTAACAGTTCTGCCATACGATTATTCTTGACTGGAACGGGCGGTGTTCCGTCGTCCGTGGGCAGATAACCACAAGTAATCTGGTGGAGTCGTAGCAACATGGTCATGGTATTATTAACCGACAATGTTTCTCCTTCTAGTTGTGTGATCGCAAAGGTCGCTAAATCATTGTAAACTTTTTCTTGTTCTTTACTGAGCTCAATATATCTAGGCGAATAAATCTTCGAAGGTAGATCTAAGCAATCTTCTTTCAATACTCGAAAAGAAAAGAACCCTAGCTTTTGAGAAAGTTCTTCAAGATTTCTAAATCCTACCACATGATTAAAAGAGTGCGTGGAAGAATGTCTTTTTACTTCGATCGCATAGCGAGCTTTATAAGCGTAGTAAGAACTAAACCCTAGTAGATCTTCATCTAAAAATTGACATTGAGAATAAAGATCCAAAGGATTTTTTGTGACAGGAGATCCTGTCAGTATTCTACGATACCTGGCAAATCGAGAAGCTCTTACTAAATTTTTTGTACGGCTAGCGCTTTGTGTTTTAATTGTAGTGCTTTCATCTACTGCTAGTAAACTATTTGTTGAGTTGAGATACCTTGCTAAAAATTCTGCAGCAGGCTTATTAGATAGAGCCTCTATATTCATTAAGAATATATCTAGGCCTTGAAAACTTTTAGATAACTCATCAATATTTTTTTTATCTTCTTTAGTGCGAGAGCTTGGTGCTACCCATGTTGTAATTCTTGTTTCAATATGTTCAGGTAAATGAGCAGGTATTTCTAATCGCTCCCAGTTTCGATATACACCTTTCGGTGCAATAACAACGGCAGCATTTATTTTACCTTGATCATAGAGCATAGCAATATTATCAATTAATACTTTTGATTTACCTGTCCCCATTTCCATGAAGTAGGCAAAATTTGTTTTGTCCCAACTACAACCCAATGCTTGTAATTGATGATTAAACGGCTTCGTCTTAAAATTCGGATACATAGTTTTTTACTTTCTATGTTCTTTATATAGGATAACTTATATGCTTGTCAAGTTTTTTGAAGAACAAAAAGAAGTCATGTATAAATTTGAATTCTTTATATTATTGTAAAGATGATTAGCTGCAGCTCGACACTCTTCTAAAGAAGAGAATGTCATTCCAAACTCTTCTTGAATACAAGTCTTATTAAGAGGAATAGTCGGATCGTTAAGACATAACCATATGAGCATAAAATATTTCATCATTGAAATTGTATCTCAAATATCTTAAAGTGGAAACGATAAACGAAAGAAAGAGAATGAATAAAGTATTTATAACAACGAACACTAAGTTGCCTAATGGTGGATATCGTGATGTTTCTGATTGTGAAAGGTTTGGAACACCGATCATTATGTTTGAAAATCCTAAACAAATACAAGTAAATTCAACAAGATTTGCCTTTTCAGTGGAAAAAAAATTGAAAGATTTCACCTCAGAAGATTTTTTATTATTGATGGGAGATCCTGTATTAATTGGTATTGTTTGTGCCGTCGCAGGAAAAATTACAAATAATAATTTTAAAGTCTTGAAATGGGACAGAGAGAGTGCTATATATATTCCTATAACTATAGAATTAAAATAAGGAGTCTAAAATGGGTCTATTAGATAAAGCCTACGAACAATCTAAACTTAATACTTTAGATAGTTCAGAAGTAAAAGATGTTGGTGAAGCATGCAACGAACTTGATGATGTTCGTCAAGCGATCGCTAACAAAGAAGCAGAGATTAAACAACTCAAAGACAGAGAGTATCAATTAGAAAATGAAGTGATACCAAGTTTCTTTGAGACCGCCGGTGTCTCTTCTATTAGTTTGATGGATGGTAGTAAAGTTTCTATCAAAGATCAAACAAGAGCTAACATTACACAAGAGAACGAAGACTTTTGTTTTGATTGGTTAAAACAATCAGGTCTTGATGATGTTATTAAAAATGAAGTGAAGTTGACATTTGGTCGTGGACAAGATTCCGATGCGCTTAATCTTATGGGCGAACTACAAGATCGTGGTTTGTATCCTAGTAATAAGAAAGCTGTAGCATGGAATACCTTAGCTAAACTAGTAGAAGAACAGATTGGAAAAGGATCAATGCCGTCTGATGTTCAAGCTAAGTTCGGGGTTTACACCCAGAAAAAAGTAAAGATTGATCGTAAAAAATAATAAGGAAAAATAAAAAATGACAAACACAAAAGCAAATGGTGCGGTCACCACAAAGACCGAAAAGCTACCTGCTATGAATTTCGATAGTCTCGAACAATATGCAGGTACAGGCCTCGATACCATCACCACTGATGATATCGCAACACCAAGATTAAAAGTCTTGGCACAAATGTCTCCAGAAGTTGAAGAGATTGACGGCGCAAAAGCTGGAATGATCTGCAATTCTGTGAGCAAGAAAGTATACTCAGGACAAGATGGAATTAAAGTTGTTGTCTGTGGGTATGACAAAGTATGGTTGGAATGGACAGATAGAGGCAAAGGTTCTTCTGCTCCTGTAAATATCTTTTCACCAAAAGATAAGCCAGCCAATGCAGTACGTGGAGACGACGGAAAATTCCGTCTAGAGAACGGCAACTACTTAGAAGAATGTGCAAACTTTTATGTGCTTCTTTTAAATGGTGGAGTAGCTCCAGAGCCTGCAATCATATCAATGAAAGCAACGCAGTTAAAAGCTGCGAGAAGTTGGGCTTATAGTTTGAAGAATGAGTTCATTCAAAATCCAAAAACTAAAAAGCTTTTCTTAGCTCCTTCTTGGTATCGTATTTATAATCTATCTACGATTAAACAATCTAACGATAAAGGTACATGGTATGGTTGGGTTGTTAACAAGGATGACTTCCTAAATGAAGAAGGAACATTTGATATGGCTGCGAACTTCAACGAATCAGTCAGAGGCGGCAAGATCACACCGAAGTACGACGATGAAGCTGAAAGTTCAAATAGCTCTGAGGATACTCCGTTTTAATGAATGAAAGGGTCTCTAAATTTAAAGAGATCTTTCTAGGGTTGGAGCGTGCATATGGTACGTTCCAACCTAAAGAAAGTCTCCGAGAAGATAATAAAGCGGAAGGCGAAACTTGGATTCGCAAGAAACCTTTAGAAGATTCTTTATGGCAAAGTCATCTATCGGGGGAATGGCCGAGCCTTGGTATTTTTCCTATTAATGATGATGATCAATGTCGTTGGGGATGTATTGATGTAGATGAATATCCTTTAGATCATGTATCTATCGCTAAAAAATTAGCAGAAAAAAAATTACCTTTTATTGTTTCTAAATCTAAAAGTGGAGGCGCACACATCTTTTTATTTTTTAAAGACTATGTTCCTGCAGGGTTAGTGCATAACAAAATAAAAGAATTAGCAGCCTTCATGGGTCTTGGTCACTGTGAAGTATTTCCTAAACAAGAAAAATTATTACGAGAAGGAAATCCTAACGATTGGGAAGTAGGGAGCTTTCTCAACATGCCTTATCATAATGGTCTTGAACATACTGAACGATATGCTTTTAGTGGAGAAGGAAACACTTTAAGCCTTGATGAATTTTTAAAAGAAGTAGAAGAAAAATCTATTACAGTTGATCAATTAAAAAAACTTTCTTTGAAAAAAGAAAACTCAGAATTTTCAGATGCCCCTTATTGTATTGAAGCTTACCTTACAGAAAATAAAACAGTGCAGCCAGGCAGTAGAGATAACTTTCTCTTTCAATATGCCGTGTATGCAAAGAAAAAATACGGAGAGACATATGAAGAAGAAGTGCATAAGTTTCATCATAAGTATTTTGAGGATCCGCTTCGACCAAAAGAAATTGAAAAGATTATCAAGCAAGCAGATAAAAAAGATTGGGGATACAAATGTAAAGATCAACCTATGTGTTCTTTTTGTAATAAATCAAAATGTCGTATTCGAAAGTATGGTGTAGGTGATAGTAATATTGTTAGTGATATTGGAAATGTTATTCAGTACGGAGACAATGAAGATACTATCTATCATGTCACTGTTAATCAGGAGCAAACAATTGTTTGCGGTATAGAAGAACTCTACGATCAACATAAGTTTAGAAAAAAATGTCTTGTTAAATTAGGCTCTATGCCTTCCATGATGAACAGGAATGATTGGGATTACTACATCACTGATATTGTATCTAAAGCAATTAAAGTTAAATCAGAATTTGAAATGACACCAGAGGGTGAATTTAGAAATGTTTTAGCTAGGTATATTTCTAATCAAGCTAACGCTATGGATATTGATGACATTCTCAATGGTCAGTGTTTCGTGGATGATGAAGAAAGCAAAGTGTATTTTCGTATGGATCAGCTTCAAGAATACATGCGTAATCGTCGATACATTGCTCTTAGTTCTAATCAAATGGGTATTTTTCTCAGGAATTTAGGTGGAGATTATTCAAAAAGAAAGCTTAATGGTAAAGCAGCACAGCTTGTTTGGTGGGTGCCTAGTGAAAAATTTACTAATAAAAAAGTAGTAGAAACACACGAAGAAAAACAAGAGGAGATAGTTCCATTTTAGATAATGTCTGTAAAATAATTGGACCTCCAGGCACAGGTAAAACAACAACGTTGTTGCGTTTAGTAGAGGAGCAGTTGTCCGAGGGCCGTGAGCCAGATAGGATCGGCTACTTTTCTTTCACCAAGAAAGCTACACAAGAAGCTATCGACAGAGCTTGTACTAAATTCAAAATTCCTAGGAAAGATTTAAAATGGTTTAGAACTTTACACAGTCTTGCGTATCAATGGTTGGGTTGTACATATACCGACATGGTACAAAAACAAGACTTCAAAGATTTTTATAACGAGCACGGCATTGATATTTCAAAATCAATTAAAACAGATGATGTTCCTTTTGGTGAAGAAGATTCAGGATTATCTTTACTAGATTTATATCGTGTTAAAAATACTTCATTAGAACAAGAGTTTAGAAATCATGGACATGTTAAAGGGGGTCTACAAAGACTACAACGAATAGACAAGCTCTATCGCTTATTTAAAAATCAACGAGGTGTCAAAGATTATACAGATTTAATTACAGAGTTTAACAAGGTAGATCAGTCTCCTCGATTAGATATTGTTATTGTTGATGAAGTACAAGATTTAAAACCAAACGAATGGGAAATGGTTCGCATCATGATGAAACAAGCAACAGCTACTTATTTAGCAGGGGATGATGATCAAGCAATTTATTCTTGGAGTGGTGCTGATGTTTCCAAACTGATCGATTTGGACTGTCATTTGCAAGTTTTAAATCAATCATATAGAATACCAAAAACTATATTTTCAAAGTCAAACAATCTTGTGTCTAGAATAAAAAAAAGAATTAATAAAGAATGGCAACCTCGAAAAGAAGAAGGAAAAGTTCGCAATACAAATTTTGAAAGTATAAACCTTAACGAAGGTCAATGGTTAATTCTTGGTCGAACAAATTACTATATTGATGAAGTGTCAAAAGAGTTGAAAAATAAGGGTTTTTTCTATGAAAAAAATAATAGATTGTCGATTAGTAATGACATTGCCACAGCTTATCGTTCGTGGATCGCATTACAAAACAACGAAGAGATTCCCTACTCACATGTAAAGATCATGTATCAATTTATGTCCGTGGGGGATAAAGGAGTGTCGAGAGGCAAGAAAGGATTACCAGGAGCTGATACGGAATCACAATATTCTTATGAAACCTTATCAAAAGAATGGGGTCTCAACACACCTTTAAACTATTCTTGGGAGGTGGCTCTTATAAGAATTACAGAATCAGATAGAAACTATATTAAACATATACTTAGAAGCGGGCATGAGTTAGATGAAAAACCTAATATAAAACTTTCAACTATTCACGGAGCAAAGGGTGGTGAAAGTCAAAATGTTATTTTATTTTCAGATATATCAAAAAGAATTAATGATAATATGTGGGCCAATAGAGATGATGAACGTCGAGTTTTTTATGTGGGCATGACACGAGCTAAAGAAAATTTATATATTGTTCCTTCTACTTCACCTTACGAATTTGAGGAGATATTAAGATGATTTTTGAACAGCAAATGGATTTGTTAAAGAAAGATAATAAACCAGAATGGACACGACCAAGTTTCCCTGACGTTACAGGAATACAACAAATAGCAGTAGATTTAGAAACATACGATCCTGAGATTAAAAATCTTGGTGGTGGGTGGGCAACGAACAAAGGTTTTGTTGTTGGTGTTGCTATTTCTTTTGATGGCTTTGACGGATACTTTCCTGTGCGTCATGAACGAGGGGGAAACTTTTCAGAAGAAGAAGTAAAGAAGTGGCTTCGAAAATTATTTAAACAAGATCCCATTGTAATTTGTCATAACGCTGTCTACGATTTAGGTTGGCTTCGTCGTTGGGGTGTCGATTGTGATGTCACTAAAGTTTACGATACGTTGATCGCAGCTCCTCTAGTTGATGAAAACAGATTTAGTTATAGCTTGAATAATTTATCAAAAGATTATTTAGGAGAAAGAAAACAAGGAAATATTTTAGAAGACTTTGGTAAAGAGCATGGTTTTAAAGCAATTGAAAATATGCATTTGGTTCCTGTGGAGTACGCTGGTATTTATGCAGAACAAGATACAAGACTTACGTTAAAGCTTTGGGAAGTTCTACGGGTTGAAATACAAAAGCAAGGACTCACTGATATCTTTAATTTAGAAACAGATCTATTACGCCTGCTTTTGGAAATGCGTTGGAAAGGTGTTCGTGTTGATTTAGAAAAGGCAGAAAAGACAAAGAAGTTTTTTAAAGCAGAAGAAGAAAAGATTTACAGCAACATTAAAAAAGAAACAGATATTAAAATTGATGCCTCAGATATTTATACCGCTGCGTCTTTACAAAAAGTATTTGATAAGCTAGGGGAAAAGTACGAATACACTGAAAAAAATAAGCAAGCTAAGATCAGTAATACAGCCATGAAAGAAAGTGAGAATCCTTTGATTCAATCACTATCAATAGCTAGAGAATATAATAAAGCACATACAACCTTTATTGATTCTATTCTCAAGCATCAAGTTGATGGCAGGATTCATGCGGAAATTAATCAATTAAAAGGGGAGTTCGGAGGCACGGTCAGTGGGCGGTTGTCCATGAATAATCCTAACTTACAACAGGTTCCTGCTAGAAACGAAGCGATTGGTCCTAAGATACGATCTTTATTCCTACCAGAAGAGGGAGAGAAATGGGCTTCTTTAGATTATTCTCAACAAGAGCCTAGACTCCTCGTACATTATGCTAAAAAACACGGTTTAGAGGGCGCTGACACCATGATTAAGTTCTTCCGTGATGGAGAGGACTTCCACCAAGTAACAGCAAATATGGCAGGAATTTCAAGGAAAGAGGCTAAAACAATAGGATTAGGCCTGATGTATGGTATGGGCATAGCTAAGTTGGCAGCTTCTCTTGATATCAGTCAGGAGCAAGCCAAAGCTTTGAAGAAAAAATACAATGATAATGTCAGTTTTTTAAACAATATAATTGTTCGTGCTACAAGATACACAGAACAAAATGGATATATTAATACACTGCTCGGAAGAAGATGTCGTTTTGATTTATGGGAGAACAAAGACTTTCATGACAAGAGAATGATGTCTCATGAGAACGCCAAGAAAACTTGGCAATGGAATGAAATGAAAAGAGCAGGAACCTATCGTGCATTGAATAGGTTAATACAAGGTTCAGCAGCAGATCAAACCAAACAAGCCATGGTGAATCTGTGGAAAGACGTAGGGGTTATTCCTATGATTCAAATACATGACGAGCTCAATGTCTCCGTAACCAGCGAGACCCAGGTAAAAGAGATTAAAGAGATGATGGAGTCTGCTGTTGAACTACACGTACCTGTTAAATGCGATGCAGAGATAGGGAAAAATTGGGGAGAAATAAAATGAGAATATCTTATGACAACGGTCAATTAAATTTATCATTAACTAATGAAGAGGTGGATCATATCACTGATAATAAAGGTAGAAGTATACCAATGGATATCAGTTGGTTGAAGGTCTTACATGAGGACATATCTAAATGTGTTATGGCTCACTGGTCAAAAGTTGAAGTATGGGATGCATTGGAGTCACATCAGAAAACTATAAAAAGCATAAGTAAAAAAGAAAAATAAACACTATATTCTCCTCGAAATAATCAAGGAGATAATAATGTTTAACTTAACCAATAGAGCAAAAAATCATTTCTTAAACTTCTTCAAAGAAGAAGATAAGGATCAGGCAATAAAAGAATTCTGCCAATCAGAATATAAAAAAGATTGGTACGCAGCTTATAGATTCTATAAGGAAGAGGGTCAGTTGCCCAATTTTATTAGAAGAACGCTCTAAGCGTTTGCAACAATTTCAGCTAAGGCTTCGCATCTCACAGGGGTTTGCGAATGCCACCTGGAATCTTTCATTTGCGATGAGGCTTCTTTTCTATCGCCGTCAGATAATGCTTTCCACATTTTTTTAAACTTTGAGACACCTGTTTTTCCCAATTGAAAAACCATTTCAACTATCACATGTTCGATCGCCTGTGGTAATCGTTTATCTGCTTTATAGTTTTCTGATATTAGTTCCTCTGCTCCTGCACAAGCTCTATTCAAATCTATTAAAAATAGGTCTTCTATTTCATCTGTTGATATTTTAACACCTTCTTTAAATCTTTGTCTTTCATGTGGTTGTACAAGGTGGCCGATTCCTATCGTGGCTTTTCCTAAACTGTCTAAATAAACAGTGTCAACACAACCTTCATGGTCACGTATTCTCGCTTTTAATTCGTCAGTAATTTTAATTGTATTCATCATGATCCTATACCCCAATGTTCTTCATGAGGATCTTTTTCCTTTCTTTTAAATATAAATGTACTTATCAAATTTCTAATGTGTATAAAAATTCTCATATTATCTGACAGATAATATACCAGTTCCATAAATGTTGTTAGTACTTTTTTGCATTTCTGCTAATTTACTATCAACAGAACCACCTTCAGCTTTCATGCTTATCATTTCAGGAATTGTAGATCCCTCAGGTAAAGTATCTTTAAATTTTTGAATGTCATACATTTCAGGATAAAAATATTCACCTAAAGCCATCCCTGTAGGAACACCGTCAAAAGGATTAATAACATCTAATAGCCCTAACTCTCTTTGATTTACTAAAGTAGGAATCCCTGCACCTGCTTGATATCCTGATCCAGGCATTCTCACAAACCTATTATCAAATACTCTTGGAGCACTTGTGATACCTGTGGCAGGAGTTCTTCTAAAAGAATCATCTGTAACTTTAGAAACAACAGGTGTTGATACTCGCTCTAAATTTTGTTTAATTAAATCTGCTTGTTGTTTAGCAGTCATTTGTTCTCTTTCAGTAATAGCAAT